ACCTTACGAGCAGTTGCTTGGGCATCTGCCACAGTGGCAAATTTAATAGGGACTGTATCTTTGGGGTTTTCATCTGTATAAAGTCTCCTTCCTGATCCTTTTGGTTTTTTTCCTGTTCCTGTTTTAGGGTCTTTTGTCATTTCTTTTTCTTCTTCTGTCCGTTTCTTGCTCTGTTCTTTGATGGGCTTTCTAACCTTGTACCATCTTTGTTTGAACCGCCTTTGCTTAACATCTTATTGTGTGATACGTCTTTACCTTTACGACTGATGCCCTTTTTGTCGTAGGCTCTCCTAGCACGTTGACGTTCCATTCTATCTTCATGCTCCCCACGTTTTTTCTGTAGTTCATATTCTCTTTTGTAGGGTCTAGGTGATTTAGTATATACCATTAGTTGCTCCCATTATATACGCACTCTATAACTGCACAGTGCCTACGGCACAATCCACTAGGTCGTGCGTTCCATGTGTCATTATCATATGCGACTTGCATACGATTGAAATTAGCCAACCACTTATCCCATAGGTCTGCCAACATATCTATCGTGTATTTTGCTTTTATAAATTTTTTGGCAATCACGAACATTAAAGCCGCGTTGACTTGTTCTACCGCAGGAAAATGTTTAAATGTAGCCATGGCCATAAGCTCCAGTTGTCCTTTGTCCGCGTATTCCGCATTACGTCCAGTCTTATAGTCTACCACCCATGCTTTCGTGTCGTCAACTATTACCAAATCTGCTATACCACGCCACCATACATTCTTGTCTTTAAACCCACAAGGCTCAAGGTCTGCGGTCAACCCCATACGCATCTCTGTAAACTTGTTACCCTGTCTACGTTCAAGTGCTTCTAGGGGGCCTTTGAGAAAAGAAAACTTATCTGGTATTGGTGTGCCATCACTTATAAAGTCTTCTGCTACAGCATGTAGTTCTGTGCCGTAACGCATCGCCTCTGTGTGTGGCTCTTTATAATCTTTAGCTATTTTCATATGATAGAACTGCTTGGGGCATTGCTCAAATGCCTTCATTCTACTATATGACCAAGGTGCTACACTCATTGAGGATTTTTCTTATCTTTTATATTTATCACGTTATCGTCTTCGTAGTCTTCACTTTTAAAATAGGGAACACCTTCAGGTAACTTATCACCTACCTTTAAATCGTGTAGGTTGTATTTTTCTATGTATTTCCTAAATTGTTCACTTTGTCCTATGAGCGAGGACTCACTTAACTTATCAGTAGAAGTCCTAACATGGTACACAGGTTTTTCTACCCAGTTTATACGTGCGTTGAGTTCAGGTAGTCCAATGTCGTCATTAAATAATCCTAGTGACAACTCTGACGAACACTCCTTACAAGTGAACTCTATGACAACTCCGTCTCTTCCATGTATTTTGTTAGGCATAGAGACTTTACCCATAGATAATTGCAAAGACTTACAGTTAGGGCAGTGTATGAAATCATCCCTTGTACGCACATTTTGTTCACGAGCTGTATCCATAGCCATATAATATTCATCATTCATCCGCATTCTCCATAAGACTTGCCTGTTCCCGATTCGCAATCTATCGGTAGACCATCCGCCCATTCTGGTGGTCTTCGCATACATTCTTCGATGTATTCTTGTGCCTCGTCCACCTCTTCGTCTTTGACACAACACGCTATGCTGTCATGCACTGTCAAGACAACTCTATACCTCTTTGCTATTTGTAACATTTGTTCACCGATAATGCAACGTGCTATGGCTTGACATACATTCTCTATTATTTTACCACCATATATTCGCACACGACCTCGCCTTGTCTTATAGTCAAACTCTACCCCTCTGTCTGTAGTGGTAAATTGTAAATCATCGTAACGTAGATACAGTCCAGAGGGCAGAAGTATCTTACCATCCTCCACAAATAAAACACCGTACAACCCAAAAGAGTTACCATCTTTCAGGAAAGCTTGGGCATCACGCCATAACTTGTTAATCTTGTGATTCGTCTCTCTGTATATTTTTATTACACGTCGTGCTTCATGTAGCTCCATATCAAAACCAAATGTCTTTAGTTGGTCTTGGAACTTCTGCGCCCCCATACCATACCCTGCACCTAGTATTGTAGTCTTACCAACAAATCTCTGGTCTTTGGTAACGTCGCTCTCTGCTACACCGTATATGCGCGATGCCATCTTCTTATATACATCTTCACCCTTGGCAAACGCTTGGGTCAAGTCATCTTGTTCAGCAAGCCATGCCAATACTCTTGCCTCTATCTGTGCAGAATCCGCATCTATTATAGAGTATCCTTGTGGTGCAATTATGCCACGCTTTAGCATGTTGGCATTCGTGCCACGACTCGGTAAATTCTGTAAATTTATCTTATCATCACCACCCCAACGTCCTGTGTGAGCCGCGTAATATCTAACAGGTACAGGTAAAACGCCACGCTTCGCTATGTCGATGAACCTTTGTGTCCTAGTTTCTTCTAGTGTGCTTTTATTACCCAACCTGGCCGCAACAAGTGACTGGACCCTCTCGTCCTGATGTGTTAACAGGAGTTTGAACCCCTCATCTGATTTGGCAAAAGCCCATGTCTCCTTGCCCGTGGTAGGGCTTAACTTCTTAGGAGGTGATACGTTGTATGCAGCGAGCAGCCGCGCGAACTTGTCGTTACTCATCAAATCTTCTTTTGATGCACGAGCGTCCATAAGCAACTCTTCCTTACGTTGACGTGTGTTACCAAGGTGATCTTCTAGCAAGTCCAAATCCAAATCTAAGACAGGCTCCACAAACATACGTAATGACAGATCAATCAGTTTAAGTTCTTTCTTTGGAAACCCTTTCGCCATGATCGTAAACAAGTCGTATGTTAAGTCCACGTCATTAACAGCGTAATCGCCCAAGCGTTCTAGTTCTTCATCAGTAAAATCTTGTCTGTGTTTGTCAAGGGTGTTCTGTATCTCATCGCCCTTCTTACCCACGCCATACCTTTCAGACAACGCTTTCAATGATGCGCTTTCCTCAACTCCGTTGACAGCTCTCGCTATGCAGACTGTATCAGTATAAGCACGAGGTTTAATATTAAATATCCAAGAGAGGATAGCACCATCAAACATAGTATTATGAGCCAATACCATCGCGTTATCCCAGTTGAAAGTCTGTAAGAACGTCTTAAGCTGTTCCTGTGTACCACTTGCCCACTCCGTTTCTCCGTTGTTTACTTTTATAGCGACCCCAAGCACTTCAAACCTAGGGTCGCGTACGTATTCTTCTGTCGTCAGTTTCTTTAGAGAATACTCTTTGTTGTAGAATGTTTCAAAATCAAGAGTGATTAAGTCCACTATTCTTCTCCTTTATAGCGCATTCGTATTCTATACCGACGTACGCCATGTTATCTACATAGTGATCTTTTTTCAACGGGCTTGTCTGCCTTCTGGCTAACTTCGTCGCTTGATGCACCAGAGTTATGTCTCTTGCTGTAAGACGTTGTCCTGTGATAGCGTTATAGATGCGGGCAATATGCTCGTGGTTGTCCACAGCATCACCATAGTCTTTATTACGAGCCGTGGCTGTGAGGCTCGATGCTTCACCAAGGAGCTGACAGCGGACAGGTGGCTTGGACTCTGCTATGATAACTTCTTTTGGTGTGCCTGACTGGTTGATTATCTTTAGGGCATAGCCGTACGATACCTTACACGCCTTCGCTACCTCTTTGGGCGTTGCAAGCCTATTCTTGAGTAGATACTTCCATACTCTTTCTTTCTTAGCACTTTTACGCATTTTATTTTCTCCTCTTCTCTTATTTGCTTGATTAAAAAATCTCTATGTAACTTGGCATTCTCACGTGCCTTTTGTAATCTCACTTCTTCTTCTTACCTTTATTGTTAAACTGGTCAGGTTGAATAAGACCCTTCGCAATGTCACGTCTTATCATCTCTTTATACTTCTTGACTACCTCTGGTTTGAAGTGACGCACTTGTCTTATCTTATCGTCTCTGGGTATGGGTTTTAATTTAAATCTATCATCTGTCATTTCATAAACTCTGGTTTTGGTAATGGTATTCTAACCTCCTTTATGAAGTTGTCTACCTCTACACAGTTTGCTTTTCCGATTATTGGGTCACGCACTTGGTATAAACTCTGTGCTACATACATGCACGTCTCGTGATCGTGGAAGTGAACCCTACCCATTTTTATGTGATGATCTGTAATATCTGGAACTAATAATAGATGTAATACAAAGTAAGTTGTTTTCATGTCTCTCTCTTTCTCTTTAGTTGCCCCCCTTCTGTGAGG